TAATTTGGATTTGGATGGATGAATGGATTTTTTTTGGAGCGTTATAATATGTGTAGATTGAGAAGTTTTTATGAGTGTTCCGATGGAACAATGGGATGGGCTGAAATAGTTCTTTCCTATGATGAAGATATTGCTGGACACATTAGACATTGGAGTACTGGTGGTCGAATAGTAATATCAGAACATATAGACTTAGTATAAAATATGAGACCAATATGTTGTAGTTATGGATGCGAAAAACCAGTAGCATGTATTGATGGAAAGATTGATGATGAAGCACCAAGATGGAGGCCTGTTTGCGGACATTGCCAACACGCAAGTTATGGTAAACATCCTTATGCAAAAGGAGTTACACCATTTAATGTTGGAACTTGTAATAACAAAGATGGCCACTTAGGTTTTGATTGCTGGACTGACTTTGTTAATATGCCAACGGACTATAAAGGCAGAACACAAATTGATCATATTGATGGTAATCCTAATCATAATGATCTTTCCAATCTAGATGAACTTTGCCAATCTTTCCATTCTTATAAAGGACAACGAAATGGCGATCATAATGGTTGGAAGGGATCTTCACGTAGATTTAATAAATAAAAGTTGAAAGGACATTAAATGGCTACTAAATCAAACTTACTTAAAAAAGTACCGAAGAAAAAAAAACGTATATCACAGATTACTATTGATGAACAGTTTACAGGACCTGAACCCGACTTTACTGAGAAAGGAGAAATTGCAGAAATTCAGATACATGACGGTTTTAATTATTACACCTACCATAAAAATGTTAAAGACGCCAAACAATACATTACAGAATATCTAATTGATTATGGTCGCTTGGATGAAGCAAAACAAGTTAAAGCATGTCCGGAAGTTTTTATTATTCCTACCTATGGATGGCTTGCTCGCATGTCTACACGAGGTGCTACATTTGATATTGACATAGATATTGCTGAAAGAATAGATAAACATGTTGAATATCTTTGCAAACAAGGCAGTATTAAAAAAGAAAACACTACTGTAAAACAAAAACAACGGGCTCAAGGCCCGAGTATTCAAGATAGAATTAAAACCCAGTCTAACGAAATGGACAGTCAATTTGTTCAATGGACTGATATGTATGTTGAGAATACAAACGTGTTTAATCCTGCTATTATTGATCCTTATGCATATTTGCAAAGTTGTAATTGCACACAAGCCCATGCACGACGTATTAAAAAGGATTGGGAGACAGAACTTGAAGAATTTGAGGAAGCTCTCAGAGGAACCAACGAAGACCTTAAAGAAGCATATTCACATTTGCTAAAAAATAAACGAATGGAAGGGTTAATTGAACTTATAAATAGGTTCATTGATGCGTGTGATATTATTGTTGGGGAATCAAACGCAACACGAAAGCAACGTAAAAAGAAACCTATAAGTGTTGATAAACAAATTGCTAAACTCAAATTTAAACAAACAGATGCTGGATTAGGGATCACTAGTGTTAATCCTGCTAATATCATTGGTGCTACTATGGCAATTATATATCAATGTAAGTATCGTAAGTTAGGTGTTTATGTAGCAGAAGATGATAGAGGATTTAATGTTAAAGGTACATCGTTACTTAATTATAATGAGAAAAATTCAACTAAAAAGACTCTCCGTAAGCCTAAAGAGCAATTAAATTTTGCTAAAAAGGCAACAAAACATAAGTTTGGTAAGTGGTTTGAATCAGAAATTAAAACCACTGAAACTAAACTTACTGGTCGTCTGTCTGATGACACAGTTATCCTGCAAATTTTCAAGTAACATAACTAGTTTCCGAATAAATACTATACGGAGACCTGTGTTATGGCTGCAAGAGATACTTTAACAAGAGAAATAGAACTTCGCCTCGGCGGAGGAATGATAGATGTTGAGCTAGATCCCGATCATTATAATCTAGCAATTACTAAAAGTCTAGAAAAATATAGACAACGAAGCTCTCAAAGTACAGAAGAATCGTTTGTTTTAATGGAACTTAAAATAGATGTATCTGAATATACATTGCCCGACGAGGTTATTGAAGTAAAAGATATTTATAGACGAGTAACAGGATCATATAGTTCCTCTGGTAACGACATAGAACCGTTTGAAGCGGCATATCTAAACACATATCTATTACATTCAGGAAGAGCAGGCGGACTAGCAACATTTGAAGCATATGCCGAACATAGAGAACATTTAGGGAAAATGTTTGGTTCAGAAATTATGTTTGATTATCGTCCTCAAAGTAAAAAATTGCGTGTCCATAGACGTATAAAAGCAGATACCGATGTTGTTCTTCATGTTTATAATTATAGACTTGAAGAAAATTTAATTATAGATACATATTCTGGTCCATGGTTAAAAGACTACTCATTATGCCAAGCAAAATTAATGTTAAGTGAAGCAAGAAGTAAATTTGGTGCTATTGCCGGACCCCAAGGAGGCACAACATTAAATGGAGACGCATTGCGTCAAGATGCTATTGCTGAAATTGAAAAATTAGAACAAGATTTAACTCTTCACACCGAAGGTAGCGAGCCGCTCGGGTTTGTCATAGGTTAACAGACTACTTAACCAGTCAAATTGCCCGTTTTTTCGTCTTGCCGATAAATACATAAAAGTTAAAACAAGTTAATTCCATTATTTAAAGGAAAGAAATATGGCAACATTAGTATCACCAGGTGTGGCGGTATCGGTTATAGATGAAAGTTTCTACGGCTCGGCAGGAGCAGGAACAGTTCCACTGATCATCGTTGCATCTTCGCAAGATAAAGCAGATGGCACAGATTCAACTGCAACAGCCGGATATACAACTTCTGCTACAGCAGATAGCCCCTATCTGGTTACAAGTCAACGAGAACTGCTTCAACAATATGGTAAACCGTATTTTAAATCAGTGTCAGGAACAGTTCAACAAGGTTACGAGACAAACGAATATGGTTTGTTAGCGGCGTATTCATATTTAGGTGCCGCAAATAGAGCATATATTATGAGGGCAAATGTTAATACATCTCAACTAGACCCCTCATCTACAGAACCAACCAGTGCTCCGCCCAATGGTGCATGGTGGTGGGACTTAGGAAACACTACATTTGGTATTTTCGAATACACGCAAGTTAGTGTAGAATCGAGTGCATGGGTTGCACAAACAGTTACTATTCCAACTGCAACAGCAACAGATATAGACGGCAGTAATGTTCCAGAAACCGCATTTGGTAGTAATGGCGATTATGCTATAGTACCTTATACAAATGCAGGAATTCCCCTTACGGCACCTTCATATTATAAAAAAGATGCTGGTGCATGGGCAACAGTAGAAAGCGGAAATTCAAGTATTACAGCAGTATGGGCTAGACCACACTATGATCCGCCGGCCGCTCCAAACATTGGCGATGTATGGGTTAAGTTAACTACTGCAAATAGCGGAATGAATGTTTCTTATAAAGAATACAGTACAACATCAACTGCATGGGTTGCAAGAACAGTAGGCGTATTTGCAAGTGATGCAATGGCATGTGTACCTGGTAATATTACCTCTGGTACACAAGCAACAGCAACAGCGGTAGCAGGAACAGGCGGCAGTGATGCTCTAGAAACAGCCAATATAACTCTTGTTGATGGTGGGTCAGGTTATACTGAAGCCCCAGCAATAGTAATAACTGGTGGTGGTGGTGCTAGTGCTACTGCAACTGCGGCAATAGGAACAAATGGTAAAGTAACCGGTATTACTGTTACTGCCGGAGGTACAAACTATACTACAGCCGCAACTATTACACTTATTGGTGGTACACAACCTGCGGCGGATTCAGTTTATATTCAAAAAACATCAGATGCCACAGCAGGCGGTTCAGGAGAAATACAATGGAACGGTGGAACGTCCCACGTAGCAGGAACAGAAGAAGTAATAGCATTTTATGTATTTCCAGGATCGAGTGCAACATCAGCGGCATTAGGTGCCGCATCAGTACCAATTGCATTAAATGCAGACGGAACAACACCAATTGCTGACAAGGTAATTCATGCATCAAGTGCTCCAACTGCGGTGGCTTCCGATGGTACTTATTGGTATGATACTACTCTTGCATTAGACATATACAAAAAAGCATCTGGTGCATGGCAAAAGCAAGCAGTTTCTAAATATGGAACAACTGCTCCGGCTGGTCCTAGCAACGGTGATGTATGGGTAGACACTAATGATTTAGATAATTATCCTGTTATAAAAGTTTATAATACTGCAAACACGGCATGGGATACAAAAGATAATACAGATCAATCCACTGCTGATGGCGTAGTTTTTGCAGATTTAACACCAGATACAGGTGTTACTGCCGGACAAAGTCCTACTAATTTTTATAGTGGATATCCAAATCCAGCAATTTATCCAGATGATATTTTTGCTGTTAATGGAGCAAGAAGTTCGTATCATGTACGAAAATATGATGCAAATGCAACATTATCAACAAGTGCCGCGGCAGCCTGGAAATGGGTTACAGCCGCAGGTAATAAAGCAAATGGTGCTGGATTATATGGCAGAAAAAGTCAAAGAAAAGTTGTTACTACAGCAATGCAAGCCGCAATAACAGCAAGCACAACACTAAGAGAAGAGTCGTATACATTTTCAATTATTGCCGCTCCAGGGTATCCTGAGTTAGCAGACGAAATGAATACATTAGCAACAGATAGAAAAAATACAGCATTTGTTGTTATTGATCCTCCTTTTAGACTTGCAACCTCAGGTGTAGCAAGTTGGATGTTAGGTACAAGTACTACCGAAAATGGTGAAGATGGATTAGTAAGTAAGACAGCATATTCTGCTGTTTATTATCCTAGTGCATATACCACTGATTTAGATGGTAATACTGTAACATGTCCAGCATCACATATTGCATTAAGAACATTTGCATATAATGATGATGTTGCATATCCATGGTTTGCTCCGGCAGGCTTAACACGTGGCGTCATTGCTAATGCTACTAATATTGGATACTTAGATGCAGAAGATGAGTTTGTACCAGTGGCATTGAGTGGTGGTGATAGAGATACATTGTATCAAAATAAAGTAAACCCATTAGCAAATTTTCCAGGACAAGGAATATTTGTTTATGGACAAAAAACATTAAATCCAACAACATCAGCATTAGATAGAGTAAACGTAGCAAGATTAATTGTTTACTTAAGAGAGCGGTTAGATGTATTAGCAAGACCGTTTGTATTCGAACCAAATGACGAACTTACAAGAGCTAATGTTAAAGATGCTGTTGAAAGATTCTTAGCAGATATTTTAGCAAAACGAGGGTTATATGATTTTGCAGTTGTTTGTGATAGCTCAAACAATACCCCTGCAAGAATTGATAAAAATGAAATGTATATTGATGTAGCAATTGAACCGACTAAAGCGGCAGAATTTATATACATTCCTATAAGGGTTGTTAATACTGGCGACCTCTCAGCAACAAGCTGATTTCTACCTCCTTAAAGGGCCATTAACTTTGATGGCCCTTTTTCCTTGGTTAAAAAATCTAGACAATATGATAAATAATATTAAGCTCAAAAACACTTTAGGAGTAGTCGATGGCTAATTTAAATAAGTTTGGTGTACCGCTTTCTGGTAACACAAGTGCAGTTTTGATGC